ATGACGATGGGGTTCCAAGAATAAAAATCCCTAGTCCTACTCCTAACACAAATTAATAAGGAGGCCAATAATGGCAATAACAACAAACGCAATCTGTGATTCTTTTAAAAAAGAATTACTACAAGGAAAGCATGACTTTGATACATCATCTGACACATACAAGTTAGCGATGTACACGAATTCTGCAACTCTAGGTAAATCAACTGAAAACTATACAACATCTCAAGAGGTGTCTTCTCCATCAGGATATTCTGCTGGTGGAAAAGCGTTAGTAAATCAAGGTGTAAAAGTTTCATCATCAGTAGCGATTACTGATTTTGCTGATTTATCATTTGTAGGTGTATCTCTTACTGCAAGAGGTGCATTAATTTATAATACAACAACTGACGGTGGTTCAAACACAACTGACGCTGTAGCTGTATTAGATTTTGGCGGAGATAAGACTGCAACATCTGGAACATTTACTGTTCAGTTTCCTGCATTTACAACATCCGCTGCAATCTTAAGATTAGCATAAGGAATAAAATGATATGGCCACTGGATGGGGACGAAAGACATGGGGAGCATCAGAATGGGGAGACCTTTCTGACGAGATAGTTTCCGTCAGTGGCATATCATTAACATCATCAATAGGTTCTGAATCAGTTACAGCAAATGCTGATGTAAGTGTTTCAGGAATTTCATTATCCTCAAGTATTGGAACATCAGTTGGAGGTACCTCAGCTTCAATTACAGCTGGACCTGTAACAATGTCTGCTGGTGTAGGAAGCACCGTTGTAGGCATAGGAGTTCCTAACACAGGAATATCTTTAAGTTCAAATATTGGAGCAGCCACAGTTGACGAATCTCAACTAACAGGTATTGGTTGGGGTAGAAAGACATGGGGTAATCTAGCTTGGGGTGCTGCTTTCTCAGTGATTCCAACGGGGCAATCAATTACGTCCTCTATCGGATCATCAGTTGGTAAATCTGACGTTACAGTTTCAGTAACAAGTGCTGGACAATTGACATCAACACAAGGAAGTTTCTCATTACAAATCGATCAAGACATAACTGTTTTTGCAGCTGAGGATCAATTAGATTTCACAATTGGAAGTCTTACTTTTGATGCAGATGCTAATGTAACTGTCACAAGTGCTGGATCATTGACAAGCTCTATTGGCAGCACAGTTGCAGGTTTAAAAACCCCAGTTGATGTAACAGGAATATCTGCAACATTTACCTTAGGCACATTTACTTTGGTTCAGACCACAGTTGAATCAGTAAGTGGAAATGTAGCTACGATGTCTCTTGGACAGCATTCAGAAATACCTCAACAAATAGTAGGAGTATCAGGACTATCGATTGCATCATCTTTAGGAGAAGAAGGCCCTGTGACTGGAGATGCTTTAGTAACTCCTACGGGCATACAATTGACAGCTAGTGTTGGAAATCCTAATATAACAGCATGGGCTGAAATAGACTTAGGTGTATCTAACACTTGGACAGAAATAAATTTAAGTGTTTCTAACACTTGGACACCTGTTGATCTAGCAGCTTAAATAATGTAATATATCGATTATTAGGAGAATATTTTATGGCATCAAATTTTTCAAGTGATCTTAAACTAGAATTAATGACTACCGGTGAAAACGCTGGTACATGGGGTGATAAAACAAATACAAATTTAAACTTAGTACAACAAGCGATTGCTGGATTTGAACAAGTAACTTTATCAAGCGGTGGAA